AACCACCCTTACCATCGAATACAATGATACATCGGGTTGGGTTTAAAGTACGGATAGCGTAGCCGATACTTTTTAAAGTACCGACTATGCCTCCAATATGGTCACCATTATCGTTTAGATTTGGTGCGGTTGACCAAGAACGAATGAAGGTATTAAGACCATCAATAATTAGGGTTTTAGAATTCTTTTGTAAATCTCCAAAACTCTTGTGTTCTTCATCTATTTGTTTTAGTATATCTAAATACTTCTTATTAATCTGACTCATTAGCTACATCCGTTGTTTCATCAACTTCCTCTGAAGCGGAATTTGTTTTGTATTGTAAAATTGTAACCTCACATATCCTACGATAAATTTGGTCTTTTAATTCTTCGTTTTTAAGAATATCTGGAAAATCTTTTGATTGGAATTTTATAACTTCGCCAGTATCAGTGTCAATATATTCATACCAAGCACCTGCTTGCTTTACTAACTTATTATCTTTCATAACTCCTAACCAGCTTCCGAAATTATCAATACCTCTATCAAAGAAGATATTGAAATCCGCGTGTCTCAATGGTGGTCCTAAACGATTTTTGATAACCTGTGCTCTTACTTTGATACCAACAATTCTATCACCAACTTTAAGTTGTCCCATAGATTTCAAACGGAAACGAACAGAAGCATGGAATGCTAATGCTTTACCGCCTGATGTTGTCCAAGGGTCACTAAATGCCATTGCGTTCATCTTTTGACGAAGTTGATTAGTAAATACTAAACAAATACTCTGTCTACCAATCATATTGGTGATTTTACGCATTGCTTTGGAAATGATAATTGCTTTATCCGTAGCGTAACCATCTTTACCATAATCAGCTTCTAACTCTTTATGAGTAGATGCAGCTGCTACTGAATCAACTACGATAGTTACTAATCGGTTCTTATCGCCTGTTCTAACTTTCTCAATGATAGTTTCACAAGCTTCAAAAATACCTTCAACCGTATCTACTGAAACGTATAGTAATTTTGAAATATCAACACCAATTGCTTCCAAAAACTCCCTATTAACGGCAGTTTCGGTATCAATCAATACGGCTACTCCACCTTTCTTTTGTGTTTCAGCAAGGAGATGGGCGGAGAGCAGAGATTTTCCACTCTGCTCTAAACCCGTAATCTCTGCTATACGGCCAACAGGCAAACCACCATAAGGTCTATTGGAAACTGCTACATCCAAAAGAGCGTTACCAGTAGATACCCAATCTTTTACGTTGGTAGGAGCATCGCCACCACCATCGTTTAGGAAGTATGCAATCTTACCATCCTTATTTTGTTTGTTTAATGATTCCGCAAGAATACTTGCTAAATCCTCTTGTACTTTGGCCATAATTGTAACCTGTTATTAATTGTTAAATAAATCATCAAATGCTGATGCTACATCATCCTTTTGTGTTGGTTTTGTAGTTTCTTCCTTTTCCCAAGGCAAGTCACCAACTTCTTGTGTACCACCTAAATCAGCAGATACTTTTGATTGTGGTTTTGGTGCTGCTTTTGGAGCTTCTAATTCCTCTACAACTTCATCCGATGCTGGTGTTGAACCTGGGTTTAACCAATTTTCTAACACACCTTTCAATTCACTATAAGATAACTCTGAATACAATTCCGTAATGTTCTTTTGATTTTCCAAAAGAGATTGGATTTGGTCAGCGCTTTCTCCTAATTTAGATTGAGAAGGTTTAACACGAATAGTTGTTGTTGGATAAGCTGCATTTGAATCTTCAGCGGATTGAATTTCTACAACGATATCTCTACCATTCATTGGGTCGGTGATATCTCCGTAATCCGGGTCAGCGATATATCCTAAGATATCCTGATAAACCGTCTTACCAAATCCCCAAAATTTAACACCTTCGTTCTCTTTACCTCTTACGATAACAGGTGCGAAAGTTCTTAATTTTGGCTCCATCTTCTTACCTGCTTTCCAATCATCAGTATCGCCTGTACGTTTAAGTTTTTCAGCGAACTCAACAATTGGGTCAGGTCTGCCGAATGATGCAGGACTCAAATAAGTTTTGTTGTTAATGTTGTAGTGAAAGAATAATTCAATGAAAGGAATATCTTTATTGAATTTGTAGGGAACTAATCTGATTTGATGTTTTCCCGGTGTTGGCTTCCAAAGTGAATCTGATTTTTTGGAAGTGTTTTGTAACGAGTTGAATCTCGATAGGGCAAGTTTAATGTCCATTTTTCTTACGTTTTAAAGTTAATAATTGTTGTTTAATGTTTAAGGTTTTATCGATATTACCTATATCTAAATATAACCTTTTTATGTTTTTGTTCTACAAATATAGAACTTTTTTTTGTTATTTCCAAATTTATTTCGCCCATTTTCCTCTACTTACCAATTGAGCAATTATACCATATACTGATAAATCTTCATATGTATCTTGCACCGATTCTCCTACCTCATCTGGCTGTCCTAATACTACTAATTGCTTCAATCTCTGAACCTTATCATTGATTCTGAACCAAAGACCTGTAAGTGATAGTTTGATATCTTCTTTGGATTGTAATGCAGTTCCTACGGAAATGTTACCAGGTCCATAGTTTCTTTGCTTTTTACAAAATGTTTCATACATTTCGGCTTGAATCTTTTTAAATTCTTCCATCATTTCGGGATAAACTCTTTCGCAATGTTCTCTTGCTGTTTCTTCGTGGGTTTCTATCATAACTGTTTATTTAATTTTTGTTTTAGTTTCATTCCTAATGCGCATGATTCATACTCTTCGGCTTCCACCAAAGTTTTAATGTTTTCATCGATAATAAATTCGAAGTCTACTCTATGAATTGAAAGTTCAACAACAATAATTCGATTTATGATTATCTTTGCAAAGCAAACAATATCTTTCTTATAACGAATACCCCATTCCACTCCTTTGATTAGTGCTTTGGATATTTCGTATCGAAAATCTTCGAATACTGTTTCGGCTGAATTCGTTTCAATTACTAACTTTCTTTTCATTGAAACAAATATAATAAATTAATTCTGAATTTCCAAATTAAAAAGTGTCAATATTTAATTCAGATAAATTTAAGTTTTTGTGAACCTTTGTTGGGATTTTTTTGTAGCCGTAGTTTGATGTAGTAATGATACAATTTTTAAACTCATTCCAATCTAATTGATAAGTTGTATCTAATTGGCCACCTGTTTTTGCTTTAATAACTTCGTTTAAAGCATTGATTGTATATATCGTATTAGATTGTTTCTTTCTATGTACTAATATAGTTTTCCATTGAGAATTTACAGGCGCTGAACCTTTCTCAACGTTATAAGTTATAAACAAATCATTTTCTACAATTTTACTTTCCAATACAAATATATTAGGATTTATAAGCGTGTAGTTTTTTAAGATAAATTCTAAAGATGTATCTAATTCATTTCTATATGTGAACAAACATAAAAGTTGTGTATTCATTTTTTATTGTCTTTTTGGTGCATTATGCATTCTACCTGCTCCAGGGTTTCTACTTCTTCCTTCTAAATCAAATCCAATATTAAATTCAGGTTTAACATATGCTAATATATCTATACCATCAGAACTATCTACAAAAATTCTACGTTCTTTCACCAATTTTGCTCCACCTCTATCTTCTTTTTGTGATAATACAGAATCGTTTGAAAAATCTTGTACATCTACATTTTGATTATATGCTTCGTGTGCTAATTCTGTAAACATATATCTGGATTCTAATCTTAATCGTAATGTAGATACAGTGTTAGGGCTAACATCTAATCCCGCTTTTTGTCTTTCTAATATTACTTTAGCAAGAGCGCTGGTAACTTTACTTTCACCTCTTCCACCTTTTTTTAAGTCATTTTCCATTTGCTTAATAAATTCAGGGGCTACATTCAATGCTAATGCTTTTTGTTTTAAATATTGTTGATACTCCTTATTTACTTTTTGATGTTCTTTTAAAGGACTGTCTAATTTTACTTCAAATGGTTTACCATGTGATTCTGATAATTCTATAACACCTTTTTTAACTAACCCCTTTGGGTCATTTTTATACGTTGATTTTCTAGCTTTAGAACCCAAACCACTAGCTCCTCCTACACCTTTTTTAACACTTCTACCATCCAATGTTACCATTCTATTTTCACCCTTTCCGTTTGAAATGGTAATAACATCCACTGTTTCTAATGTTGTACTTTGTGGTAATAGTGCACATTTACCATTTTGAGTTCCTTTACCATTATCATGCATTTCTCGTATAGCCACAAATATTTCTGCATAATTTGCCCAACCTTCTTTTAAAGATGGTTCTCCATCGTGATTTGCTATATCCGATAAAATTGTTTCAAATTCCTTTGACCACTCTTGTGGATTTTTATTAGGGTCTTTTTTTGAAAAAGCAGTAAGTCTATCAATAAGTGCCAATGTTTCTTTATCGGAAATAATAGCCTTATCCGCCAATGCTTTAAACCTCGTTCCCATTCCAGAAATAGCTTCTTTGATTACAACTACTCTATTTTCCGGAGAATCAGGTATAACTCCCGTATCCATATCAATGAAATCCAAATCGCCTGCTTCTATTTTTTCAGCGTATTCATCCATTGTTCTATTATTTTTAGCTCTTCTTTTGGATTCACTTTTAGAAATACCAGGTTCGGCTGGATTATTTCTAACAATATTTAATCCACCTATTTTAACAGTTTGTACTGAACCATCTTTTCCTCTTTTAACCGCACTAGCTCCTTTTAAAAGTCTAGTCTTACCATTATTATCAACATATGTTTGGTTTGCTGTTGAAAGTTTACCACCAAATGTAGATGGAGATAATTCAGCCATACCATTTTTTCTAACAAATTTACCAAACGCACCATGTACAGGATTAGATGCATCTTTTGCACCAACATATATTCTTATTCGAGCAGTTGGTCCCTGTGTTTTAAAATTACCAGGTTGTTTAGCTATATAAAATTTAGTAGCATTTGGATTATTTTCAGTTGGTTCTGCAACTCTAATATATTGAGCTGCCAGTTTTTGCTCTGAAGAATTTAAACTTTTTCCACTAAATAATTTATCAAGCAATTCACCAACTTTTTTATGGTCAGCTGCGTGTGGATTCCCTTTTGTTTTTGCAAGTTTATTAAGTGTATCTAATATTGATTTTTGAGCCTGAACAGTATTTTGTAAATGTTTTTCTGTGTTT